GCGCCTTGCTGCGGTCGGCCAGCTTGATGGGGTCCTTGAGCGTGAGCGTGACCTCGCCGCGGCCGTCGGGCCCGGCGATGCGGTCGACGATGAAGCGCTCGACGGTGCCGGTGCCGCGCGTGCCGGCAGCGTTGACGAACGCACGGTCGATGCGCGCCGGGCGGCCGACGATGTTGTGGTTGCGCGCCAGCAGCCGCAGCCAGAACGTGCCCTGCGCCGCCGAGGCGCGCGTGGCGACGTAGGGGTCGGTCTCGATGTCCGAGTCGGTCTCGTCCATCATCTTGACCGTGCTCGAGGCGCGGGCGGCGAGGCCGCGCGCGACGTCCAGCTCGGTGGCCGCGATCTCCACCGACGAGATGTACGGCCGCAGCGCCTGGCCGACGGGGATGGGCCCGCCGGCGCCGGTGAACTTGAGCGTCTGCGTGCCGCGAGTGAACGCGGCTTTCGCGCGGCAGGTCCGCCAGGTGTTGTAACACTTGGTCGCGCCCGTCGCGGTGCAGGGCGCCACGCCGAAGGTCAGGGTGCACTTGTCGACGTCCAGCTCGACGACGGTGCTCTCGATCCGCGCCGCCATCAGTTGGCCACTCCCGACAGGGCGAACTCCAGCCGGCACAGCTCGCCGCCGATGGTGGGCGCGGAGAAGTCGCCGTCCATCTGCGCGAGCACGGTCTCCTGCGGCCGCGTGACCGTGTCCCAGGCGTAGAGGAAGGGCTCATCACGCAGCCAGGCCTTCCAGGCCGGGACCCAGGTGTTGCGCAGGAAGGTCCAGCTCACCACGTCGATGGAGATCTGCTGCCGCCATTCCTCGTAGCTGATCACCCGGCCCAGCGGGTAGCCGGCCACGGAGCGGTTTGTCTGCGCCTTGACCGCGCGGGACAGCGGGTCGAAGCCCAGGGTGTGGCGGCGTGGCAGGGTGAGCGCGGCGCCGATGAGGGCGATGCCGATGGTCGGGGCAGTCGAACCGGAGAACCGCAGACGCCAGTAGCGGTACGAGACGCTGTTGAAGGTCACCACAACAGGCGCATCGCTTGTCGGCGTGCTGGACGCAACCAGCACATCGCTGGCCGAGAAGTTGTCCGTCGAGCCCCGAACCTGCACGGTGACGCCACGCGAGAACATGTCATGCGCGTAGATGGCCGCATAGTCGGCGGCCTTGGCGCTGCCGCAGTCGACCGTGATGGTCTGCGATGACGCAAACGTCGACGGCTTCCAGAACGAGTACGGCCGCATGTCCCGCACGTTGAGCACGTTGAATCCCGTGGCCGTGGTCGAGGCCACCGGCGTGCCGTCGTTGAACCGGTTGTCGTACAGGATCTTCGGCAGCCCGACGCTCATGCCGGCCTCACGTTCAGGGTCACGCCGTCGCCCAGCGCCTCATTAAGGCCAGGGATCAGCACGTCGCGGATATAGCTCTGCGTCGGCGAGCCTTCGCCGCTCAAGATCAGGTTGATGGTTCGCTCCGGCGTGGGCAGGCGTTGCGGGGCGGTGATGGGCACCACGGCGGCATCGCCGGCGACCACCGGGCCGCTCATGCCGCCGCCGGACAGCATGGGCGAGGCCGAGGTCGATCCGAACGAGGTCGAGCGGATGGCCGCCACGCGCGCCATGCCCACCAGGACGGCCGAGGCGGCCGCGGCGACGCCCAGCGCCGGGCCGACCACAGGGATGCCCGCCAGCGCGGCGTAGGCGCCCTGCGCCGCCCTGTAGGTGTTCACGATGGTCTCGCCGATAGCGCCGGCCTTGCCGATCTCGAACAGGCTGCGACTCTTGGTCTGCATCAGCGCGCCGATCTGCGAGAAGAAGAAGCCCATCGAGTCCACGTTCATTTTCCGGTAGCGCGTGGCACCGGCCAGCGACTGGCTCTCGAAGAAGTTGCGGATGCCGAGCAGCCGCGACTGGTGGCTCTGCTCGTCGGCCTCGATCTGCGCCTGGTAGGCCTGGCGCGCCGCCGGGTCGTCCACCACCGCCCCGCCGGGCCCCATGCCGCCGACCACGCCGGCCATCTGCCCGGCGGCCTCGGCCACCCCCACCGTGCCCGCCTGCAAGCCCAGGGCGAAGCCCTGCGCGGTCTGCTGGCCGAGGTCGAACATCACCTGCGAGGGCGAGCGGATCGACAGGGCGGACTTAACCGCCCCCACGATGTCCGCCGCCAGCTGCTTCGCGCTGGCAATCATCGCAAGCGCCCGCTCTTTGATCCCGTCGATCAGGCCCTGCACGATCAGGATGCCGAAGCTCCGCATCTGGATGCCGAGGTCGGAGAACGCCTTGCGCATCGAGGCGAGCTTCTCGGAGATCCACGTCGGGATGGCCTGCAGCTTGGCCTTGAAGCCCTCGACCAGCTGGAACAGCGCGGTGCCCAGCGTGGCGCCCGGCCCGGCGATGGCCTCGACGGCGACGTTGATCTGCTCGGCGATCCAGCCGCCGAACTTCCAGCCCACCACCGCCGCCGCGCCCACGCCGAGGATGGCCAGCGCCACCGGGTTGGCCGCCAGGGCCGCGAGCACCGGCGCTGCCGCCGTGGCCGCCGTGGCGATGGCGCCCAGGCCGGTGGCCACCGCGCCGAAGGTGGCCGCGATGCCCGCCGCGGTGAGGCCCACGCCGCCGATGGCCACCAGCGCCGCGCCGATGCCGCCGGCGATGGTGGCGATGGCCTCGGCCAGGCCGCGGTTGTTCTCGATCCAGCTCTGCACCCGCTCGGAGGTGGCGCCAAACCAGTCGACGAACTCGCCCAACTTGGGCGCGAGCAGCTCGCCGATCTTGGCCAGCAGGTTCTCGAAGGTGCCGAAGGCCGCCTCCCAGCGCGCCGACAGTGTCTGCAGCTGCACGGCCGAGCGCGTGGCAAGGTCCGCCTGGTCGGCCATGCTTTGCTGCATGGCGGCGAATTTTTGCGTGCCGCCCTGGGCCAGGAGCGCGGCGATCTGCTGGTCCTGCCCGCCACCGAACATGGTCTGCAGCACCTGCGTCATGCGCTCCTGGTCGAGCGCCTGCAGCTGGCCGAGCTGGGCCACCATGTTCTCGACGCCCTTGAACTCCTTGGTCTGGTTGTCGAAAAAGTCCAGCTCGATGCCGAGCTTGCGCAGGTCCGCCTGCAGCGCCTGCACCTCGGCCTGCTTTTTGTCGCTGTAGAGGTTGAAGTCCCACTTCGCCAGCGTGTTGAGCATGGACACGAGGTTCGTGCCCGCTGTCTCGCCCGACATGCCGCCCTTGAGCAGCAGGGCGAACAGCGCGGACATGGACTTCGAGGCCTCGAGGCCCTGGATGGCGAACTGCTTCAGCCCGCCCGAGGACCGGGCAAAGGCGTACATCATCTCGCTGGCCGCCACGCCCTGGTGCCCGACGCGCTGCAGCGTGTCCATGAACTGCAGCATGTCGGTGTTGGCGGTGCCCGTCGCCTCCTTCAACTTGGCGGCCACCGTGGCCGCCTCCTCATACGGCAGCTTCATCACCGCGGCGAGCTTGGCCGCTGCTTCGCCCACGCCGCCAAGCACGTCCTGCTCGGCCACGCCGAGCTGGAGGAGCTTGTTGATCATGTTGGCGAAATCTTGCGTGTTGCCCGGCAGCTGATTGCCCAGCGAGATGGCCAGGTCGGATACGGCCTGGAAGTTCTCGCTCAGGCCGCCCTTGCCCGTCATGGTGGCCTTGAGGCCGGCGAGGCCGCTTTCCAGGTCCGCGAACTTCTTGACGGTGATGCCCAGGGCCCCGGTGACCACGGCGCCGGCCGCCACCGCCACCTGGCCGAACTCGCGCAGCTCGGTGGACAGGCGCTTGGCGTCGTCGGCAAAGCCCTCGAGCGCGCCGCGGCTCTTGCGCACGGCAGTGTTCACCTGGTCGGACATCTCGTCGACCAGCTGCAGCACCACCGACATCGTCATCGCGCTAGCCACGCCGCTGCACCTCGCTCAGCACTTCATGCTCCATCTGCCGCAACCCGCCGAACACCATGGACCACTCCGCCCGCTCGATGCCGATCAGCTCCAGCACCGGCATGATGGCCGCGTAGTCCAGCCCCACCAGCTGGCCCGACGGCCCCAGCCGCCACTGCGTCGACAGGCTGGCCCAGGCCTGCACCGTCGCCCAGTTGTCCGGCCAGATCTGCGAGCCGTCGTCCTCGACCGGCCCCTCGATCACCAGCCCGAAGGCGCGGGCCGCGTCCTCGAGGTCGCTCTTGCCGCCCAGCCAGCGCCGGGCGGCTGCCTTCAGTTTCCCAGCCGCGCTCCGGCCAGCTCGGCGGCGTAGGCCGTGAACATGGACTGCGCGGTGGCAGGGAACTGGTCGATCATCTGCGCCAGCGCATCCCGCGAAAACGCCACTGGCTCGCCGCCTGGCGTGCCCACGCCCTCCCACGACACGATGATCGAGGCCAGGGCGTCGATGGCCTCGGCGTCGCGCTTCGTCTTGGTCTCGTCGAGGAAGGCCTGCAGCTTTGACTGCGTCATGTGGCGGAACTCGACGGTGAACGGCTTCACGTCGCCCTCGCCCGGGCGATGTACGGACACCTGGGCGCGGAAGGTGGGCTTGGCCTGCAGCGTGAACATCAGATCACCTCACGCAGATGCGCAGTTCGTCGTTGCCGGTGGACGGCACCAGGCGCAGGTCGTAGCCGATCATCCGGCGGCCGTCGACGTCCTGCTTTGTCGGATTCAGCAGCTGCACCGTTGGCGCATGCAAGATGACCACCGACCCAGCAGCGGTGCCATGCTGTATGCCCACGCTCTGCGTGGTGTTCGCAATGACGTTGCTCATGAGCGACACCTCTTGCGCCGCGGTCAACTCCAGCTCGATCTTTCCCGTCATCTCGCGCTGCACGATGTCCACCGAGTCTCCGCCGACGAGCGGGGTAAATTTGACGTCGTTGCCTGACATGACTTCGATACCGCGGCTGGGGTAGGCGGTGCCGGTGCCAAGCGTTCCGGTCGTGTACGCGCAGCCGAACGTGAGGTCGTTCGTGTTGGCGTCGGTCACCACCGCTGGCGGCTTGAATTTGCTGTACGTCGGCGTCGGGCTTACAACGGCGCTGATCCCGTCATATTTGCCGATGAACTTGAACGACAAGATCGGCTTCGCACCCAGCGGCAGCTTGACATCAACCGACCCCATGCAACCCGCGGCCTTGTGCAGCACACCGTCGTCGTAGTAGTAGATGTAGACCGAATCCAGCGACGCCGACTTCGGCAAATACTCAACTCGATTTCCGGCCGTAACGGTCTCGGCAAACGCGCAGGCTTTGAGCAGCGGCCCCCAGCCTGGCGCAGTGCCCGCGGTCCCAGATGACTGCAGCTCGACGTCGAAGCTGATCTCAACGTATGCCGTGCCAACCAACTGCTCGCTCGCCCCAAAATAGGCGAGCACCAAATCCCGGTTCACGTTGCTGGCGTTGAGCGGGTTGACGCTTATGTTTGAGACGGAAATTGCGTTGTCCGCACCAGTGGGCGTCGGATCCACGCCGTAGGTGACTTCGGTCTTGGCCAGAATGAGGGACTTGCGAACGTAACGAGACATGGCGCTCTCCGGTTATTGGCTCTGGACGACCACGTCGAAACTGCGCTCGGCCGTGCGGCCGCCGGCGGTCGTGATGCGGTTGGTCACCCGATAGGTCGTGCCCGCGCTCCCGCCGCTGAGCCACACCGTGGCCTTCAGCGTGGAGTGCGTGGCGTTGTTCTGCGTGAGGCCGGCCGGCACGGTCCAGCTGCTCGAGGCGATCGTGTCGGCGCCCGAGTCCGCCAGCCAGGCGGTCCAGTCGATGGTGTAGTCGAGGACGGCGTCGGGATCCTTGGCGATCCACGCCACCGAGGTCGCGCCGCGCAGGGTGAAGTCGTCGAGCCTCATCGTCCGAGCACCTCCAGCGTCCTGGTGCCACCCGGCACCTCGAGGATGCGGCCGCCGCCCAGCACCTCGAGCGCGCGCGCATAAGGCGCCGCGTAGTTGCTCGGGATCAGCGGCACCGGGCCAAAGGCCTCGGCGCTCGCGATCCCGCCGGCGGACTGGATGAACACCTGCGAGCCGCGCACCAGGGCGTCGCCGAAGGTCTCGGCACTCGCGATCGCGCCCACGCCGGCGATGGTGACCACGCCGGGCCGCACCTGGCCGGAGCCGAACGCCTCGGCGCTGGCGATGTTGCCGGCGGCCGAGACGCTGACCGCGCCAGGTGCCACGGTCGAGCTGCCGAACGCCTCGGCGGAAGCAATGGCCCCGGCGGACTGGATCACCGCGCCGCCCGAGGTCACCAGCGCGGCACCGAAGGCTTCGCCGCTGGCGATGTTCCCCGCCCCGGCGATCGTCGTGACGCCCGCCGCGACCGTCGAGCTGCCAAAGGCCTCGCCGCTGGCAATGGCCCCAGCCGACGACACCGTGACCGCGCCAGGCGCGAGCGTGGCCGCGCCGAACGCCTCGGCGCTGGCGATGTTGCCCACCGCCGACAGCAGCGTCCCGCCCGCGCTGACGACCGCGTCGCCGAACGCCTCGGCACTCGCGATGTTGCCGGCCGAACTGATGGTGACCGCGCCGCGGGCGAGGGTCGAGCTGCCGAAGGCTTCGGCGGAGGCGATGTTGCCGGCCCCGATGATGGTCTGCGCAGACGACCCCGCCGCAGGCAGGCCCGCCCACGGCAGTTCAGCCCACGGCGCTGCAGCCCATGTCACTCAGGCCACCCACCGATGGTCAGTTGCTCAACCGCCTCGACCGTGGTGCAAGCGTCCACATCGGCTTCCAGCAAATCAGAGCGAGCGCGGACCTCTTTGATCCACGCCCAGACGGCCTGGATCTGCTGCGCCTCCGGGCCGGTGGTCTGGCCGAGGCTGACCAGCTCGACCGCGCGGGCGGTCATGTTCTGCTGCTGCCACTCGGGATAGCGGGCGAGGATCTGCGCGCGGGCGGCGGTTTTGATCTCGGTTTTCTTGGCGGCTTTGAACTCATCCAGCGACGGCATCACCCAATCGCTGCCGGTCCACTGTGCCGTATGGTGCGGCCTCGGCGGTGCGGGCTGGTAGTAGTCAGCTTTCGGGTTGCCGTTCGCGACCCACATGGCGTAGGTATCGTCGTCGATTTCGACCAGTTGCCCGGTGGGGGTGTAGTAGAGGCTCATCAGTAGACTCTCGGGTGCGTCGAAACGGTCGCGGTGTTGTTGTTCGTCAACGCCAATGCGGCACGAAAATCAGCAATGTCGCGCACAAGCGGCGCGTAGAACAATAGCGACTGCGGGCGAATTCGGCGCGGGCTAAAACCCTTTGCCAACGCAGTTATTTCAGCAGCGGTTAATGCGACATTCCATATCGCGCACTCAGCTAAATCACCATCAAAATATCCGTCTGTCGATGATCGCGTTCTCGCCCCAATGTTCAAATTTGTCGGGTTTGCAGTTTGCGTTAACGATGACGTGTTGGGGGTTCCGGCAACACCATCGACATACGCTGTGCGCGATGCATTTGATGTAAAAACAGAACAAGCGTGGCGCCATTGGCCTGTTGTAAAACTGCTTGACAGCGCGACTGCACCAACAGTGTTGCCACGTTGCTCTGCGCGCACTTGTAAACCGCTAATGTCACCAAAAAAATGGTCGGTCAGTGCAGTCAACGACTGCGTCATCCATGCCTCATATCCGCTCGATCGGTCCGTGTCGAACCACGCCGAATAAGTCATTGGGACTGCGGTGACGACAACACCGCCCGACAGGTATTGGCTCGTGCCGTTGAATTCATACGCCATCACGCCACCCCAGTCAGTTCAACCGTAACCAGTTCCGCGTCGCCGGTCATGGTGTCGCCACCTGCGTTGGCGTCCCGAGAAATGCGGACACGGAACACATCGCCGTTGGTCAGCGAGTCAATCGCTGTGCAGGTAATCGTAGCGGTGTTTACGACACCAGAAGTGCCGCTCGTCGTCGTGGTTGCGGTCGTCGCCGTGTCGAAACTGTCAGAGTCGATGTCCTGCCCGGTCGTCTTTTCAAACTCGGCGCTCCAGACGCAATCGCCGCTGGTAGCCGACGTCGCAGCCCATGAAATAACCACCTGAATTCCGCCGGACAGATCCACGCCTGCCGGGATCTCGCCGACAAACACCGCAAACTCGTCCGTGCCTGCATCAAAGTCGAGCACCGCGACGCTGTTGCGCGTGTCCAACGTGGCGAAGTTGCTCGCAGGCGGCTGGTTGTCGAGCGGCGTGAAGACCGCGATGCGCCGCGCAGTGCTCTCCATGCGATTGCCAAAGTCCGCCGTGGCGATGACGCTGACAATCGCTCCGGTGCCGAACGACACCGCTCCACCACCGGCAGCGCTGCTGGCCTCACGTGTCCCGCGATCAACCGACGGCGTGGCGTGCGTGTACAGGCAGTTCCGGCACACCTCCCAGTTGTTGCCTTCCACGATCAGGATGTCCACGGTGGCGTCGGCCCCGTAGGCGGTCCCGAACGACTGATAGCCCGCCGTTGCCGACGCGAGCGTGATCGGCCCAGTGCCCGGCGACCCGGACACCGTCATCTGGACGCGGTTGGCGTGCTGGCTCACGCGCCCAGCGCCTGCCGCAGCTGTGCCCGCTCGGCGTCGCTCATTGCGGCCAGGCGGCGCTCGATGGTGTCGGCGGTGCGCAGGGCGTCGAGCTTGCGCACGACGGCCTGGGCCTCGTCACGCAGGGCGTCGCGGCGGGCGTTGAGGTCCGCCAGGTCGTGTTCGAGTTGCTCGATCTCGGTCATCGTCACTGCCTCGTCTTGGTTGGCTGCTGCACGCGCACGGTTGGCGTGCCGAAACATTCCGCGCTCTTGACCCCGCCCGGCATGTAGCGGCGCAGGTCGGAGTTCCAGGCGGCCTCCTTGCGGGCCTCGTCCAGGATGCGCGGGTCGGACGACAGGCCGAAGTTGCTGCCGGCGCGCAGCAGCACGGCGCTGTCGGCGGCGATGCGCTCGGCCTGGGCCCACTCGTCGGCAAGCAGGCCCTGCTGGCGCAGCTGCGCACCCAGCTCGACCGCGACGCGGCCCTCGAGCTGGATGACGAAGCTCTTGCCGCCGTCGTCGAACTGGACGAGCACGTGCTCGCCTTCCCTGCGGATCCTGGTGGTGAGCATCAGAGCTTGAAGATCTTGTTGCTGCCGTTGTCCCACTGGGCCGTGATGTCGCCCCCATTCGGCGTAACAGGCAGGCCGGTGGCCGTATCGATGTTGCAGATCAGCCGCGAGGTCGACTCGGTGCCGGTGTGCTTGTAGATGTCGATGCTCTCCGCCTGGTCGCCGCTGACGGCCGTCCAGGTGAGGTCCGCCGCGTCGGCCACGCCGTTGGTCGCGGTCTTGCCGCTCATGGCGGCGGAGGTGGCCACGCGGGAGGCCGCGGCGCGGTCGTCGAGGTTGTCGTCGACGGCCAGGTCGATGGTGTCGTCGGCCTCATCGATGAGGATGGAGCGGATGTCGTTGGTGTCCCAGTCGATCGACCCATCGAGGAAACCCTCGCGGCCCTTGTCGTACAGTGCGTTTGCCATGTGGTCCTCGTCAGAGTCGCTCGATGGATCGCTCCGCGGTGCGGTAGGCGATCACGTAGGTTTTGGTGATGGCGGCGAGATCCTCGGCCATGCCATCGCGCAGGCGCCGGGTCGGGCCCTCGGTGATGTCCTCGGCCAGGCCGTTGAGCCACAGGCCCGCCACGGTCTGCGCGCCGAGCAGGCGGTTGTGGGACTCGACCAGGGCCGCGTCGGCCTGGGCATATGGCGCGACGCCCTTGGCCAGGACGGTGATCTCGACCTGCAGCCGCCGACCCAGAATGCCGATGAGGATGCGGTCGGGCGTGTCCTCGTCGCCGGCCTCGACGACGAGGCAGGGCATCTGCGTGGCGCGCCGGGCGTCGACGATGTCGCGGTACACGCGCGCGGCCGGCACGCTGTCCAGCGGCGGCACGGTGAGCAGGGTGATCACCTCGTCGACGATGTCCTGCGCTGCGCTGCTCATGCGGCCCTCAGCGTGGCGCGCTTGATGCGCCCGTCGTCGAGCAGCGAGATCTCGCGCACGTGGTAGGCGGCGCCGTCGACGATGACGGCGTCACCGTGCGCCAGCCCCGGCCAGGTGTCGGTGTTGAGGGTGATGGCGGGCTCCTCGTCGATGACGAGGTCGCCGAGGGTGTTGCGCGTGGGCTGGTCGAACAGCACCCTCGCCTCGAGCGCGCCCCAGCTGGCCGGCACGCCGAAGTCCACGAACATCGCGGCCATGTTCTCGACCATCGCCATCAGGCCGCGACCTCCTCGGGCTGGAGGTGCTCGAGGTAGGTCATCACGGCCGCCTCGATGTCCTCGGCGCGCACCACCGCCTGGCACATGGCCGCGCCGGTGGCCGGGTCGACCTGGCAGTGCTCCATGGTGCGCTGGATGCGGTGGCAGGGGTGGCAGGCCACCACCTTGGGCGACACCGCCACGGTGTTGTGCCAGTCGCGCGTGAGGTTGTCCTCGGAGGAGTGCGACAGCAGCACGACCTTGAGCGGCGGCTCGTAGGCCACGGCGTTCACGATGGCGCTCTCGGTGCCGACGACGACGTCGGCCAGGGCTGCGAAGGCCATGGCGTGGCGCACGTCCCAGTCGAGGCCAACAATGCGGCCGTGCGTGCCGGGCCGCAGCTGGGCGCCGCGCAGGTCACCCAGCACGATGGCGTGGATGCCGCGGGCATCGAGCAGGTCGATCATCCGCTGCACGTGCGGCCAGTGCTTGGGCGGCGTGCTGCCATTGGGCGCGATGACGACCACGCGGCCGGGGTAGCGGGCACGCTCGATCACGGCCCAGCCCTGCTCCTCCAGCGTGGGGTAGAACTTCTGCCGCGGCTCGGCATCCTCGGGCAGGCCCGCCGCCTGGTGGAGCGCCTGCAGGTAGTTGGCGCTGCCGAACATCGCGCGACGCATGCCCTCGGGCCGCCAGAAGTCGGGCTCGTTGCTGGCCGGCAGCAGCCGGGTTTCGACGACGCCACACAGGTTGATGAAGCGGTCGTACTTGCGTTCCTCGTACACGAAGAACCCCAGCAGCCCGGCGCCGTCGTAGAGCTGCGGCACGACGATGATGCGGTCGACGTTGGGGTCGTGCCGCAGCATGGCCTCGCCAGCCTCCTGCGTGTACAGCGTGACGTGGTAGCCCTGCTCTTTGATGTGGCTGATCACGGAGCTGGCCCACAGCGCATCGCCGAGCGCGCCCATGCGCACGATGGCGGCGGTCTTGGCGGGCTTGGGCGCGCGCCAGGACTGCAGCCGCTGTCCATCGGTGCGGCGGCGCCAGACCTGCAGGAAGGAATACTCCCGCCCGCCGGTGCGCACCTCGTTGCGCTCGAGGTCCCAGCCGCCTGGGGCCTGGGCCATGGCGCCGATGATGTCCTCGGGCGCGAAGTCGTGCTTGTGGTCCACGTTCGCGCCGGGCTGGCCGATGCGCGGGTAGTGGTCGCGATGCGGCAGGTACAGGATCAGCGTGCCACCCGGGCGCACCAGGCGCCACCACTCGCGCAGGGCCGCGCGGTAGTCGTCGATGTGCTCGAGCGTGTGGCTGGAGAACACGCAGTCGAACTGGTAGGACCCGAACACCTCGAGGTCCGAGGCGTCGGCGTTGATGTCGGCCTTCACGGGCGTGCCGAACAGGTGTACGTCCTTGAACGAGTCGACGCCGACAAAATGCGGCCACACCTTCTCCGCGCCACAGCCGATGTCCAGGCAGCGGCCGCGCACGTAGGGCACCAGCTCGTGGCGCACCTTCGCGGACTCCTGACCCTGCGGGTCGTCAGCGCGCCAGGTCATCCGCGCTTCTTCCGCGTGGCGGTCTCGGCCTCGACTTCGACCTCGGGCTCGGCCGCCGGCACCAGCACGGCCTTGTTCATCGCCACCAGCTCCATCGCCAGCGACTTGGGCAGCTCGATGCGGCTGCCCCGCTCATGCAGGGTGCCGGCCACGTAGACGCCCGACAGCACCTCAACCTGCAGCTTGCTCATGAGATCTCCAGACGGGGCCGAGCAGAGCACCTGCCCGGCCCCCGCGGGTTAGGCCGTGATGCCGGTGCCGAGCGAGAACGCGCCCGGGTAGCGCACGCCGACGTCGACGGTGTAGAACGCCCGGACGCCCACGATGCCCGCGGCGAAGTTGGCATACGGATTCGCCTCGACCTCGAGCACGCCCCACTCGCCCACCACCACCTGGCTGAAGTCGCCCATGAGCAGCTGGCCGCTGGCCATCTGGTTGGACGACATCGCGCGCAGGCCCTCGATGTTTCCGTTCAGCAGGTTGCCCTGCCAGATCGGGGTGTCGGTGTTGCTGAAGCGCGCCTTCTGCTTGAGGATGGCCGCGATGGCCGGCGTGGTGACGTAGCCGGACCGATCGGTCAGCGCGTTGGCGGCCGCCGCGTCGGTCTGGAACTCCAGCACGTTGCCGTAGCTGACCGTGCCGGTCGTGATCGTCACGCCGCCGATGCCGGACGTCGCGGTGATGCCCGCCGGCTGGCCGCCGGTGCCCGGGCCGCTGATGCCGGCGGAGTCCACCGCCAGCGCGACCACGGCCGCCAGGTCGTTCATCACCAGCATCTCGGCGTCCGGGCTGCTCTGCAGCAGCAGCTGCCGCGAGATCTCGGTGTAGCCGCCGACGTTCTTCGGCGTGAGCGTCATCTGCCCGATGACCATCTGGCTTTCGGTGATGGCGGTGGCTTCGTTGGCGAGCCAGTAGCCGGTGCCGGCCGCGGTCTGGCGGGGCACGGCGACCGAGCCCTGCAGGCCGCTCAGGCGCGTGGCGCCCATGTTGAACAGCACCGAGCGGTTGCGCAGCAGCTCAATAAACCCCACGTTGCCGGTGCCGACCAGGAAGCCGCCCATGGTCGAGGTGCCGACGATGAGGTCACGCTGCTGGATGTCGAGCGGCACGAAAAACGTGTGCTCGTTGACGTGCCGGCCCATGCGTCGCGCGATCTCCTGCGAGGCCTCCAGCTCGAGCCCGGCCTTGTCCCAGGACTTGTTGATGACGGCGTTGATGGCCCGCATCATCGAATACTTCGCGGTCTCGCGGCGGCTCAAGTCGAGCTTGGTGCGGGACTCGCTGGCCTTGCTGCGGTCGGCCATGAGCTTGACGACTTCCTTGCCGGCGTCGTCCAGGCTGGTGCCCGCATCGATCCAGCGCTGCAGCGTCGGCACTTCAACCTGATACTGCGTGGCCAGGCGCTGCAGGGCAGACACGCGGCCGCGCTCGAGCTGGGCGGCAGTCTGATGGTCGAGGACCTGGATGTCGGCGCTTGCGCCCGCCGCGGCGATTTCGTCAGCCATGATGGCTCCTTTCGAGGCTGCGGCAACAGCCGCGGAATTGTCGATGCTGCGGACCGTCACCTCGCGCTCCTCCGCCTCGGCGGATCGGCCGACGCCCACGCTCGGGTCGGCAGGCACGGTGACGATCGAGATCTCCATGGGCTCCCAGTCGGTGGCCCGATAGGTGTCGGTCTTGGGCTCGACGTCGTAGCTGTGCACCCGATACATCAACGAGACATTGCGCAGCACGTTGTCCAGCACCATCCCGAACACCTCGTCGGCGCGCGCCGTCTTGGCGAAGCGCACGTCGGCATACCCGCGCCTGTCGCTGCCGATCTCGGCGCCCTCGACGACGCCGATAACGTCGTTCATGTCGTGGTTGAACAGCAGCGGGGCGCCGTTGTTGAGGCGGTCCATCCGGACCGCGGCCTTGCCGTGGTCCAGCACTTCGGCGCCGAACCAGCGGTCCACCGGGGTCTCGCTGCTGAACGACAGGCGCAGGGTGCGGGCCTCGGCGTCGAGCGCGGCGGCGCGCACCTCGGCGAAGCGGTGCAGGGGTTTTAACTTCATGCGTTGCTCCTGAGCCGCACGATGCGGCTGTCATCGGCGGAGTCGTCCTCGTTGTCGGACGACGGCTCGGGCGGACTGGGCGGATCCGCAGGCTTGGCAGGCTCGGGCGAGTCGTCGGGCACGGGCGCGCCGGTGGCCAGGCGCTCGGGGTCGGTGTCGAACTCGAGGTCCATCTCGTCCATGAGGTCCAGCTCGGCGCGGCGCTGCTCGAGCACGTCCTCGATGTCCGCGCCGCCGGCGGTTTGAGCGATGACGTCGGCCACGGTGGTGAACCCGCAGCGCACCGCTTCCTTGTAGGCCGCGACCTCGCGCGTGGGGTCGACCCAGCTCCAGCCGCGGGCCTTGAACCGCGCGGCCTCGTAGCGCTCGCGGTTGTCCAGGTACTCGGCCACGCCCAGGCCGCGCACGGCACCGGCCAGCACGGCGGCCTCGAGCCACACGCGGTGCAGCTCGGCGCGGAACGAACGGACAAACCAGCCCTGCAGGATCCGCCAGAGGTCGCGGTCGTCCAGCAGCGCCAGGCGCGACGAGGAGTAGTTGGACTGGCTGTAGTCGCGGGAAAGCGACTCGTAGGACACGCCGACCCCGGCCGCCACCTCGCGCAACATGAGCCGCATGAACGGATCCATGTTGGGGTTGGGCCGGTTGGGGTTGTTCATCACGATGTCCCAGCCGGGCGGCAGCTGCTCGACCATGCCGGGCTCGATGGCCACCTGCCGCTGGTCTGCCTCCTGGCCGTCGGGCGGCAGGGGCGAGTTGTCCGGGGTCTTGATAAACGCCATGTAGCTGGCCGCGCCCCTGGCCGCGACGATCTCGGCTTCCGAGTAGCCGTCCATGTCGTTTAGCCGGCGCGCGGCCGCGTGCAGCCAGGGCTCGCCCCGGGTCTGCGGCCAGCGGTCCACCAGATACAGGTGCATCATGTCGGCCGCCGGCACGCGCACCAGCTGGTCGGGCCCCCCGGCACCGACGGCGACGTCACCCGGGTGCACCTGGTGCAGCCAATACGCCACCGGCCGGTGAAAGCCGTCGACCTCCACGCCCATGCGCACGGCGTTGCCGTTGGGCGCGCGGCCGATGCTGTAGTGGTCCGCCAGACGCTCGGGCTCAATCACCTCGAGGGCCAGAGGCACTGCGCTGCCCGGCATGGCGACCCGATGCAGGCGGATGAGCACTTCGCCCGCTTCGAAGATCTGCCCCATGCAGAAGCGCTCGAGGTCGGGGAAGTGCAGCTTGCCGCCGGTGTGGCAGTTGACCGCGCGCGCCCAGCGCGTCCAGGCGGTCTCGATGCCTTCGTTGACGGCGCGGTCCATCCGGCCGCGCGGGAACTTGACCTGCGCCTGCAGGCCGATGCCCGTGCCGACTACGTTGTTCACCACGATGACCTTGGCGCGCTTGGCGTAGGACGCATCGCGCACCAGGGCTCGAGAGCGGCCCCGCAGCCGCTGCAGCCCGCCGATCAGCTCCGCGTCGGCCGAGCTGTTGGACGACTGCCAGCCCGCCGTCAGGCGCCCGCCAGCCGCGCCGTGGTAGCCGCGCACCGACAGCCGCGGCATGCCGCCGCGCTTGGCCCCCGGGGCGATCCACGCCGCCAGCCGCTCGCGCCAGGTGGCCATCAGCCGAACCTCGCGAACAACCTGCGCGGGTTGCCCAGGCCGCGCGCCACGGAGTCGAAGCTCGCCTCGTCCTGGACCAGCTTGCGCCAGTATTCGATCTGCTGGACGAAGTCCTTGCTGGAGCGGAACCACATCTCGCGCCCGCCGATGGTGTAGCGCTGGACCAGCCCCTGGCCGTTGACCACGTAGTCCTTGAACGCGGTCTCCAGCTGCTCGAGGATCTGCCGCGCGTTGGACCGGGCCTCGAAGCCGGCGGCCTGCGCCGCGAGGTCGGGCCGGACGACGATGGTGCCGCTATCGACCGTGTAGCGCTCGCCGCTGCGCTCGACGTAGGCCGCCCAGGCATAGGTGCCCGGGGCCCAGTTGTCGGTGGTGCTGGCCGCGACGTTGACCAGGTGGTCGGCGCCGGAGGCGGTCGACACGATGTCGACGTTGCCGGCGGCGTTGATCAGGCGGTACTTGAGCACCCAGCCGTCAGAGGCCGGATAGTCGGCCAGCGAGCGCGTCCACTTGACGGTGTCGCCGGCAACGACAAAAGCAGGTTCTGCGGTCGGGATGGGTGCGGCCATGCACCCATTCGATCAGGATGCCGCGGACATTTTCACCCCCAAAAATGTCCGCCCCGCGGGCGGTTTACCGCTGCGCGATGCGCCTGATCTGCCGCTCCGACAGCCCGATGTGGCGGGCAAGATCGCTCGCGCTGGTGCCCATCGCCAGGGCCTGGCGCACGGACTCGTCCCGGGCCATCTTGCGGCCGGCCACGTAGGTGTACTGCCCGCCCCACTCCAGCCGCACCTGGCGCTCGATCTCCGCCAGGTCGCGCAGCTGCTGGTGGCCCAGCCGGGCCTGGATGCGTGCGATCAGGTCTGCCACAACGTCCGCCATCTCAGCGCCTCCATCCGTTCACGAATCCGCCCGGCCGCCGCACGGGCACACTCTGTCGCGGCGCCGGCTGGGCAACTGGCAAGTCCGGCTTGTCAGTTGCGACCGCCTCGACCGGCGTTGCCACCTGGTCGTCGGGCCACTCCGCCGGCGCCGCCTGGTCGAACAGGTCCCGCGTCTCCACGCGGGCCATCCACTTCGCCCACTCGGCCTCGCGCCACCGGTCCAGCCCGGCCCAGTGCGCGCCTGCGAGCGCGTACACCGCGCAGTCCAGCGCCTCGTTGCGCCGGCCTGCGGGCTTGACCCACTCCAGCCGAGGCCGACCCTTCACGTAGCGCGAGACCAGCCGCTCCGCCGTCAGCTGCTCGAACACCTCCGGCGGCAGCGAGCGCGACAGGTGCACGTACCCGGGCCCCGGCGTGGTGATGCGCAGCCGGCCGTAGATCTCGGACTTCGCCGTGTCCGTGCCCACCGGCCAGAGCTTCACGCCGCGCTTGGCCCGCTCCCCGCGCCAGGTCACGTCCTGCTCGGTCGGTTTGCCCAGCACCGCCTTGCCGGTCTGGCTCGAGCCCTTCACCGCGTGCACGTTTTCGCGCGCGTGCGCCCGCGCGTAGGCGTAGACGGCCTGCGTGTGATGACCGCCCGAGTCGATCATCGCCGCGAGCAACGGCACCGTGCGGCCGCTCACGTGCGCGATCGGGCGGCGCCGCGCTGCGCTCAGCCGCGCCCACGGGCTCTCGGCATCGGCCTCGGGCAACGCCGGGTCGCCGTAAATCACCAGGCGGTCGACTAGCTGCCGCTCGAGGCCGCGACCCCAGGCCCAGGTGTAGGCCTCGAGGCGGTCGGCCTGGACGTCCACGCCCATCGTGGCCACGCACAGCCCCCAGGTCACAACGCCGAGCGCGAGATCCTCCGCCCGGCGCCGCAGCTGGTGCTCGTCGGCCTTGTCGCCCTGCTCCTCGAAGGTCTCGGCCAGCCGCGTGTTCACGAACACGCGCAGCAGCGTCATGTCGCCCGAGCGCGACGCCACCATGGCCGCGTGCCACTCGGCCACCAGCTCGGCCCAGGACACCCAGCCCAGCGGACTGTAGAGGCTCGACAGGTGGAAGCCACGCACCCGCCCGCCGGCAGCACCAGGCGCCTGCGCGACCCAGCGCCCCGCCGCCAGCATCGCCGGCTTGTGGTGCTCCGAGATCTCGGCCGCACAGCGTCGGCACACGTAGCGGGCCGAGCTGGGCTCCGGCGTCCCGTCGGGATGGCTCGACCACTTGATCCCGTAGGGCAGCGACGCGCCCCACTCCAGCGCCTGGTGCTCGCCGCAGTGCGGGCACGGCACCTCGTACCGGCAGCGATCCGACGCGAGGTAGGCGGCCTCGATGCGGCTGAAGTCGCGCGTGGTGGGGGTCGAGGTCTTCAGACGCTTGCGCCGGGCGAATGTGGTCTGCCGAGCCTCCGCCAGCTTGATCGGATCGCCTTCTCCGTCGGCATCGAGCGGATAGGCGTCAATTTCGTCCAGAAACAGGTCTCTGACCGGCATTGACCGCAATCCGGCCGCCGAATTGGCCCCTGCGATGGCCAGGAAGCCGCCCGCGAACTCTTTCAGCAGCGTGGTGTTCGCGTCGTCGCGGGAGCGGTTCTCCCGGACCTTGCGCCGCAGCGCCTCCGACTCCTCGATCGCTGGCGTCAACCTCTGCCGGCTGTAGCGCTTGGCCATGTCGATGGTCGGCTGCACCACCATGCACGGGCCCGGATTCACGTCGATGAGGTAGCCCAGCCAGCTGGTGCCGATGGTGGTCTTGCTGGTCTGAGCGCCCCACTGCAGCACGACCTCCTCGACCGGCGAATGCCTCGACAGGCAGTCCATCACCTCGCGCGCGTAGGGCGTCCGCGCGGCCCGGTACGGCCCCGGCTCGGCCGAGTCCTTGCCCGACAGCACCCGATTGCGCTCGGCCCACTCGGTCACCGTCATCCTGGCCGGCGGCGCCATGAACTCGCGCCACAACCCATCGACCAGCTCGCCGGCATCCAGCAGGTCCCAGTCCTCACGCGCGCCCATCGTCGCCTCCGGTCACATGGGCCAGCACCAGCGTCAGCTCGGCCTGCAGCACATCGTCGATCCGCGCCGCGTCCGTCTCTGCGGCCAGCACCGGTGCCACGCGAGCCGGCAGCTGCAGCAGTGCCTCACGCAGGGATGCCAGCTTGCGAGCGTGCGTCGCCCTGACGTCCGCAGCGCGCACCAGCTGGCCACGCTGTTCCGCCAGGCGAAGCTCGGCCAGATCCGCCTCGGTGCGCTCGCGTCGGGCCCTCGAGGCCCAGTAACTGTCTTCGTCGCTCTCGTCGGCCACCGGGGCATGCACCACGCCATCGCCCTGCCCAGCTGGACGACTGCCGGCACGCACCTGCGTGTTCCTGCTCCACTGCGCATCCGCCGCCACCGGGTCGATCTTCCCGTCGATCTCCGATATCCGCCCGTCCTTGACCGCGCGGCGCACCGCCGACTCGGTGCAGCCCCGCCGCCGGGCATACTCGGACTTGCTGACCAATTCGATGCTCATGCGCACCAGGGCTCGCACAAGTTCGCACCTCGACCCGCTAGCGAGATGCGGAGGTTCGAATTACCCGTGCCGGCCGGTGCCCAGGAGGGACCCATGAGCCTCATGCCTGCCCCCTGACCGCCTGCTGGAGTGCGGCCTCGAACTGGGCAGGGAACACGCGCTCCGATGTGCTGCGGGCGACGAACTCGAAGTCGAAGACCGCCTCGTAGTTGGCGTGCCGCACGAAGATCAGGACCGGCCGCACTGCGCTGCCCTGAGCAAACGCCACGCGCTGCCACACGCCGAGCGGGGCACGACCACCGGGCCGCCCGATGAAGTAGGCGTAGCCCTGCCTGCTGCGGGTGCCACGGGCCAGCTGCCTCTTGCGCCTGTCGGTCATGTTGGCCCGATAGCCCGCCTCCGGGAACGTGCGGAAGTAGGACAGGATCTCGACGATCTGGCCCGGGCTGATGTTGCCGTAGGCGTCCCGCCTGCAGGCCGCACCAGGCACCACCCGAAAGTCCTCGGGCAGGTGCCCTGCCCTGCGCAGGGCGATCTCGAATCGCTTCAACCTGCGGCTGCCGCCTGCGATCTGCGGGGCGAGGAACTTGGTGGCAGGTGTGCCCTTGCCTGCGAAGTCCTTCAGCCCGACCTCGGCGATCAGCTTCTGCTTCGTGGCCGGGCGGACGAACGTGCTCGACAGCGTGTAGGGCGTCGGCCGGTCGAAGACGTCCTTCATCTCGGCGACCTGCTTTTGCTGCACGGCCTGGGCGGTGCGGGTGAGCGCGAGGGCAGCAGCGAACGGCATCTGCGCGTAAGCCAGCTCGCCCAGCTGGTCGGTGAGCTGCTGGACGGTCTTGCTGACGTCGATGGTGAGCTTCATCGGCGGCCTCGTTTTGTGGGCAGCGGAGGGACGGTGGCGGCCACCGACACGACCGGGGCAGGCTCGCGGCCGATGCGGTGCTCGCCCTCCTCAGCGAAGAAAGTGCCGCTGGCCAGCCCGGCCCGGATCCAGGCGTCCACCTCGCCGGTGCCGAAGGCGGCCCGGAGGTCGTCGATCCAGGCGGCGCACTGGGGCATGGCGGTGCGCATCGAGCCGCTCATCCTCTCTCCTCTCTCTCTGGGGGAATGAAGGGACGTGGACCACGCGCGCACGGGCGTGCGCCGGCCTGCGCACACACGCATCCGGGCGCTCGCGCTCGCACACGCATGAGAAAAACTCGCGGTCCACGTGGTCCAGTGGTCCACGGCGTCCAACTCATTGACGCGCCGGCCCTTTTCGGCATGGAGGTTGACCACGGCAAAGCCGTGGACCAGCGGTCCACACCATCCCTGGGACGTCGGGGCGTGCATGAGGGGGGTCACAGTGGCACCTCGACGGACTCGTCGGCCGGTGCGGCAGGGGTGGACGGGCGCCGGTAGACCCAGGGTCTGGTCCCGTCGGACCGGCGCTCGCGGACGTGGGACCAGCCCAGCGTCATCATGATGGCCTCGACGCGCCTGGCCATCTGGCCGGCGCCGTCGATCTTGTCGGCGGAGACGCCGAGCACGCCGAGGATCTCGGCGGTCGTGAAGCTCGAGCGGTCGAGGAACTTGGGCTCGCTCACGCGCTTGGGCAGCTCGTCGAGCCACGGGTCGGCGACGATGCGGGCGTCCTGCTGCGGCTGGAAGTGGTCGGCCTCCTCGGCCCGCGTGGGCCACCAGCGCTCGCCGGCGCGCACCTCGGCATAGGCCTGGGCAAACAGCTGGTCACGCCACTGGCGCAGCCGCTCGACGTCGACCACATCGCCGACCTGCACGGGCCAGAAGCGCCGGTTGCCGGTCATGTCGCGCAGGTAGCGCTTCTGGTTTGTCGTACCCGCCATGACGACCTGGCGGGGCCGTTTGCGCACGCGGCGCTCGTAGACGCCGCGGATGTTGTCGTTGAGCGTGGTGAGGAACTGCTTGACCGAAGTGACGTCGGCCCGGCTGAAGCTGTCCAGCTCGGAGACCTCGTAGAGCCAGGTGTCTGCGAGCTGCAGCAGGGCGTCCTTGTCGCCCAGGCGGAACTGGGTGTCGCTGTACCACTCGCCTCCGAGCACGCGCAGCGCCGTAGATTTCCCCTTGCCCTGTCCGCCCTCGAGCACCAGCATGTGGTCGACCTGCGCGCCGGGCTTCCACACGCGGGCGCACATGGCCCGCAGGAAAAATGCGCCGGCCATGCGGGTGTAGGGCGTGTCGGTCGCGCCGCAGCACTCGTGCAGCCAGAAGGACAGCCGGTCGACGCCGTCCCAGGCAAGCGCGTCGAGGTAGCGCATCACGGGGTGGAACGCGCTGCGCTCAGCCGCCATCTCGACGCCGGCGTTGAGGTTGGCCTCGGCGCGGATCAGCAGGCCGAGGTGCTGGGCGAGCCACAGGCCCATCTCCCGGTCGTCGGCGGTGGTCCACTCGCCCGGGCCGGTGTGCCAGGGCGTCTCGCGCAGCGATTCCGTGCGCGAGGCGAAGCGGTTGAAGCCCACGGCACCCTGCCAGTCGGGGTGATGGGTGAGGATCAACATCACGTTCTCGCGGCAGTCCACCAGCTCGCCCCGCCGATCGCGGATCAGCGCCTGCGCCCAGCGGCCATCGTCGGGCGGGCCCCCGTCGGAAGGAGGGGCGCGGGGAGGATCCGGCGGCGGCACGGCAGGCCCGGACAGCCCGGGCAGCGGCACCAGGCGCTCGAGCAGCCACTCGCGCAGCGCCGGGCCTGTCAGCCCCTCGGCCACGGCATCGGCGACGTCCCAGCCATCGGGCCGTTCGCCAGGCGCAGGTAGCGTCACCTCGCGCACCTCGCAGCCAAAGCCCACCAGGTGCGCGCCCAGCTTGCGCATGGTCGAGATGCCCGGCTGCTGCGAGGCAGGCATCAGCGCGCCGTCCCGGCCGAGCTTCGCATCCGCATCGGGCCACACGATCACCCTGCGGCCGCGCAGGAGCGTCCAGTCGGCCTTGAGCACCGCCTTGCCACCACCCGGCCAGGACACCACGTCCAGGGTGGCGCCCAGCTCGGCCGCTGCGGCATCGGCGCACTTCTCGCCCTCCACCACCAGACACGGCGGAAGACGCTCGCGCTCGGGGCGCCACGCCGCCAGGTAAAGCGGTCGCGGCTCGGGAAACGAGATCCAGCGCCATTCGTGCGCGCCGCTCGGGTGCGCGCACCAGCTGAGCGGCAGGACTTCCTTCCCGCCGTCGGAGGTGACGAACCGGCAGACGTAGCCGAGCAGCTGCCCGGCGGCGTCGCGGTAGGCCCAGGTCATCGCCGGGCGGCCGCGCTTGATGTGTGCCACCGGCGCCGGGCCGGCATCGGCCGGGACGGGCAGCACCGGCACCCAGTCCGTGCGTGGCGTGGGCGCTTTCGGCGGCGCTGCAGGCTTGGCCGCCCGTGACGTGCGCCGCCTGGTGGGCTGCTCGTCCACCGGCAGGCCGACCTCGTCCGCCACCGAGCGCGCGGCCTCGAGCTGCGAGACCGAGTGCATCGCGGCGTAGAGCGCCACCAGGTCGCCACCGGACTCGCCGGACTGAAAGTCCGACCAGCGCCCCGTGCGCGCATTCACCGCGCAGGACTTGCCCGGCGCGCCGGACAGGTCGCCGCAGCGCCACTCCGCACCCTCCCACCGGCCGCCAGCCAGCCAGCGCGGCAGCAGCGTGTCGGCCGAGGCGAGCGCGGCCTGGGCGATGCGCGAGATGTCCATCATCGGCCCGCATCCCACCCCGGCCGGCATGTGCCGCCATTGGCGGACACGAATCCGCTAGTCCACCTCGCCCGGCCGCTGCATCCTCGCAACCCCATACAGGTGCGCCTCAACGATGTGGCGCACGTAATCGGAGACCTTGCGGTCGTGGAGGTGCGCCATGCGGGCGATGTCTCGAAACACCACATCGGAAACCCGGATGTCGATGCGCTCGATTTTTTTCTCTGACGCCATGAACTCGTCCATCGTGTTGCCCCTTGTTCACAGCTTGTTGTCGGGAGAGACCCCGGCGGGTGCCCCGCTCGGGAAGAAGAAAAAACCCCGCCCCGGGAGAGAGCACGGGGCGAGGAAACCCGGGCGTGCCCGGGGGGGAGTGACAACGTCAACCGCAAGCGGCCTCCAGCTCCGGCTCGGCCGGCGCGGTGCCGCGCAGGTAGGCCCAATCGACATCAGGCCGCAGCTGCTCGACGCGGATGCGGCCGGCGCTCTCGCGCTCGATGGCGATCGCGAGCTTCTCGCCGGGCTTCTTGATGCCCTTGCTGACCATGTACAGGTACTGCGGGCTGGTGCCACAGGCGCGGGCGAAGTCCTCGCGCTGAACGCGCCGCAAGCTAAGCCAATAGGTGTGCATTTCCATGCGCCTACTTTACCCGGACATTTACCCTGGGATCAATACCTCAGGGCCATTTACCGGATGGTAAGCAGGAGGTGAGATAGCCCCCATGGATATTTTTGAGGCGCGACGCGCCAATCTGCTGTCCCTCATCGCCGAACGCTTCGGCGGCACCCAGTCCGCATTCGCCAGCGCGATCGACCGGCAAAGCGACTACGTCTCGCGCCTGGTGCATGGCCACAAAGGCCTCGGCGAGCGCCTGGCCCGGCACATCGAAGCCACCCTCGGCCTGCCCTCAGGGTGGCTGGACGAACTGCACGACGAGGATTCGGGACTGCCGCCGATGCCGGTGGATCGCGACGTCGTCGCCGTGCCCGTGCTCGCGGTCACTGCCAGCATGGGGCGCGGCCGAGCACAGCCCGACCACGACCTGGTCGTGGACTACATGCGCATCACGCGGTCATGGCTGCGGGCGCAGCTGCCGACCGTGTCATCGCCCGACCAGTTGGCCGTGCTGTCTGCCCACGGCGACTCGATGCGCCCCACCTTCGACGACGGCGACCTGCTGCTGGTCGATCGCGGCGTGCAGGAGGTGCGTGTCGACGCCGTGTACGTGCTGTCCCTTCGCGGCGAGCTGTTCGTCAAGCGTGTGCAGCGCCGCATCACCGACGGCGCCTGGATCGTCCGCTCGGACAATCCGCTGTACGACCCCATCGTCGTCCCTGACGGCGACACTCCTCCGCTGACCGTCCTCGGCCGCGTCATCTGGGCCTGGAACGGCCGCCGCCTGTAGCCGGCATGTTCTCCAGGGTCGCGCTGCTACTCGCCCTGGCTCTCGTCCCCGACCTGGACCCCGATCGCACGCCGTGCCACGGCGGCGGGCTCAACACCTGCGGCTGTCATTTCAACCGCAAGACCGGCGAATGCCACTGCCACCAAGACCTTGCCTGCGGCTGCGAATGCCAGCCGACTCGGTGCAGTTGACCTCGGAAAGTTTACCCAGGGGTATTGACGCCTAGATTGACCCCGAGGTAATGTTCTCCCACGCCGCAACGACGCGGCGACCAACGGGAGAGCACACATGATCATCAACGCCGCAAGCTTCATCGCCAACGCCAGCCAGGCGAATGACTGGGAAGAAGGAACGGTCGAGGTGACCCTGCGCCGCGAAACGCGGCGTGTCCGGGCCATCCGCGACAGCGGTCTGGTTACCGCCTTTGGCATGACCGGCCGGTACAGGACTGGCACCAAAGCGTGGCCCGCCACAGCGAGACTGATGCGCGACCACCACACCGGCGAAATCTACGAGATTGTGTACTTCGGCCGCGACCATCGGTCCCTGGGCCATTTCGAGAAGCTGAACGCCCTGTCGTTCGCATGACCCCACTCACCACATGGCCCTTCCCCCGCTGGATTCAGCGGCGGGGGAAGTGGGTGATGGTGCCTGCCAGACCTGCACCGCCGCCCCCATACCCTGCCGGCGAGCCGGCACCTTTCTAAGGAGCGCACATGATCTCGTTTCCGCAAAGGACCATCCGCGCCGCCGTCGCCGAGCTGGGCGACGACTGGCAGGCCTCTCGCCACGTGAAGAGCCGGCCCTTCGTGGGCTCCGGGCCCGACATCCGCGTGATGGCCATGGCCACCGACTCCGCACCGCAGGACCCGTTCGCCCGGGCCGTCTGGCTGGCCAGCCAGGGCATGACCGGCATGGAGTTCATCGACTTTATCGAGCTGATGCTCGACGACGGCGCCCCTGAGCAGCGGAGGGCCGCGTGATGGATCTCCTCGACCGCGTCATCGACCAGGCGAACCCCGCCTGGACGGCCATCGCCATCCTGGTCAACGCCGCGCTCGTCGTGGGCGTCGTGCTCGCACTCCTCTGAGGTGACCGTCATGCGTCCAGTCTTCCTCCGCGGCATGCGCCGCCACCTCGTCCGCTACGACCTGGACCTCCTCGAGGTGGTCGGCGTCGCAGTGGCACTCATCCTCATGCTGGCCATTGGCGTCTCGATGGCCTTCGCCGCACCGCGCCAGGTGCGCGCCTGCGACGCACCCGAGCCGCACCAGGTGCTGGTGTGGTCAGTGGACTCGGCAGGAACGAGCACCTGCCAGTACGTGGACCGCGATCGCTCCTCCTGATCTCGGTCCGGGCCGGTGAGCGTGTGGCGCGTGAGCGCTCGCCGGCCCTTGCCCGACCACCCTGCGGGCGAGTGGACACCCATCAGCGCCAGCGGGCCGAGTGTTGAGAACCCGCCGCCCGCCGGGGAGCGAGATCCCCGGACCTACGGAGACCCCATGAAACCCAACCCGAGCAAACCCGACATCGTCGAGGAAATCGTGCGCAAGTCCGGCCCGATTTGCGCCAAGGACGTGTACGAGCTGTGCGACGAGCTGACCGATCACACTGCTGCATGTGCCGTGCTGAACGCGCTGCGCAAGCAGGAGCGCGTGGTGGTGATCGGCCACGACCAGCGCGGCCGGATGCTCTACGCCATTCCCGGCGCCGACATTGCCGCACCTCTACCCGAGAGCTTCGAGCCGCCACCCGCGCGCAACCGCAAGGCCGCAGCCAAGACCGACGCGACCACCACCAGGCGCACGGCACCGGCACCGGCCGACGCCCCGCAGATCACCCACTCCGCGCCACCCGACGCCGACCAGCTGGCCCCGCCGCCCGTCATCGTCCTGGCGCCCGCGCCCGTACCCGACCCCGTCGCCCTCGAGCGCGGCTGGCTGTCGATCAACGGCAACGGCGAGCTGCGCATCGGCGAGACCTCGCTGTCGCGCGAGCAGACCGAGCAGCTCGGCCACTTTCTACTCGCAACCTCTGACCTCTGGGACCTCTGATGCTGAACCGTGCACAACTCATCGGCCACCTGGGCCGCGACCCCGACACCCGCTACATGCCCGACGGCACCAGCGTCGCCACGCTCAGCGTGGCCACGACCGAGAAGTGGACCGACAAGCAGGGCGCCAGGCAGGAGCGCACCGAATGGCACCGCGCCGTGGCCTACGGAAAGCTCGGCGAGATCTGCGCCCAGTACCTGCGCAAGGGCTCTCTCGTCTACCTCGAGGGCCGCATCGAGACGCAGAAGTGGACCGACAAGGCCGGCATCGAGCGCTACGCCACATCCATCCGCATGGATCAGATGCGCATGCTGTCCGGCCGCCCCGAGGGCGAGCGCGCAGCAGCACGGCCGGCGACTGCAGCGAACGCGCTGCCGACAGACGGGGCGCCGTTCGATGACGACATTCCGTTCTAGGGCGCCGAGTGGATAGCCCGCGCAAAGTCGCACAGCTCGAGGTCCCCGACCGCGCCGTCTGCGCCAAATGTTTGTCCACTGTCGTCCGACAAACGATGACACTCATCCGCATGGGCAAGGCGCGCCGTCTGGTCTGCCCCGCCTGTCTGGCTGGCCGGTCCACGTCGTGGTTCTCGCGGAGCGGCAAATGAGGGCCGTCGCCACCGCACCAGTGTCCGCGTGGCTGGACCCGCTCGAGCACGCCCCACCGGCCGCAGAGAAGCTGCTGCTGCTCACCGCCGGCGGCATCGCGACCATCGGCCAATGGGGCGACGATTGCGTCGCCTGGGCACCCCTGCCCCGTATCCCGCCGCATCTCAAGGAGCGCTTGGCGAGCGCGATCACCACTACTTTTCGGAGCAAAACATGAGCGACATCGAGCAAGACATCCAGGCCAAAGGCCTGACCGCGCCGCGCATCACGCCGGCCGACATCGAGGCGGAGATCGCCTCCGAGCACTACTTCACCGCTCAGGACGGCCGCAACGGGGCCATGTATGCCGGCGTCTACGCTGGCCGGGAGGCGCCGCAGCACTGCGATGCTGACCTGTTGCCGCTCGGGCTGCTCACCCTCTGCGTCCTGGTCCTGCGCAACGGCTTCACCGTCACCGGCGAGTCCGCCTGCGCGAGCCCGGAGAACTTCGACGCGGAGATCGGCCGGAAGATCGCGCGCGCGAACGCCATCGCGAAAATGTGGCCGCTCCTGGGCTACCAGCTGCGCACCCGCCTGCATGAGGAGGCTCGCCATGACGCCTGAACTGGCTGTTGAGGACAACGACACCGTGCCAGCCTACATGTACGACCAGGTGCAGGTGGCCTACCAGAAGCAGCGCGAGCGGACCAGGAAGCTCCGCCAGGAGCGGGACGAGCTGCGCGCCGCTCTGGCGCGGTTTAAGCAGGACAAGCTGAAGCAGCAGAGTCCGATTGATCGCATGTGGGAGAGGCTGGCCGAGCATCAACGATACGCTGACGAGCGAGGCTACGGAGAGGCATGGGCTGAGATGTGCCAAGAACGCACGTCAGAGGCAGCGTCACCGTCTCCTGCGCATCGCGCTTCATGCAGCCATTGTTGCCGGTAACTTGCCGGCCCGGCAGGGCCGGTCAAGTTGACCGGCGGGTTAGCCGGCCGGTGGATAAACAAAAGGAACAAACGATGAGAAATCGATATTGGGAAGCCGGCGAAGTGCCGGAGGTGCTGCTTGATTGGGTAAACGCATACGTTGTGGCCGCGATCAAATACTGGAAAGACGGCGAAGTGCCGGAAGTGCTGCTTGATTGGGTAAACGAAAACGTTGTGGCCGCGATCAAAGACTGCTGGGAAGACGACAAGCCTGTTGCCTGGGCAAACTTTGAAGACGGGAGAATGGTTTTGACCGTTACCGGCCCAGGAAAACCCACGGCCGAAGACCCTTCGGGATACCGCGACAACTACACGCTGACGTTCGACGTGCTGGAAGAACTGAGGAATTACAGCGCCCCGTATGAAGAAATTGGCGGGCCGCACAAGGCAGCAGATCTCGGGGACATGCGCGAGCGCGCCGCCGTGCTGCGCAAGCTGGCAGACGAAGTAGCCGCGCTGGCTGCTCGCGCTGCGGAAGCCGGCTGACAGGTTGTTGCACGCATCGGTGGCGGAACACATGGAGATCTTGAGGTGAGCGAAGACAACGACGCAGTCCCACGCTACATGTACGACCAGGTGCAGGTGGCTTACCAAAAACAGCGCGAGCGGACCAGGAAGCTGCGCCAGGAGCGGGACGAGCTGCGCGCAGCGCTCGAGCAGCTGGAGCAGGAGCCGGTGGCGTGTTTCATCGGCATCAAGGGGAGCGCGTTTGATCTGCCGACGACAAAGCGCGCTTACACATACGAGGAGCAACCGGGTAACGTCGTTGCCTGGAAACTTGGCCAATCACTTGAAACTGCCAAACGTTTCCCGCCCGGTGGTGACAGCATCGATGACGGGCTTGCTTTGTTGAAGACGCTGCAAGCAGAAGGTTTTGGCGTGTTTCAACTCGGCGCCGAGTACACCGCCCTCCGCGATGCGCTGGAGGAGCCGGAGCAGCCGGAGCAGGAGCCGGCCACGAATGCCGACGATTGGCTGCGGAGCCGATACGGCTCGGTTCGAGGGCATGCCGAATGGAGGGAGTTGATCGAGGCGTTCAACGCCGGGCGGGCGTCGGTGCACATGCATGAGCAGGAGCCGGTGGCGCTGTGTGACCCTGCCGAGTACGACGACTTCCAAGGAGCCGTAAGCCGCAATTGCGCCTCAGCAAACAGCCCCAATCGCCATGCGCCGGTGACGATGGAAACCGTTTACGAAACCATCATCCATTGGGACGAGGGCGGAGGAAAGCGCAGCAGGCGCGAACTAGCCCGCCGCATTGTTGACCTCTACACCACACCACCCCGCCGCGAGTGGCAGTCGCTGACGGACCAGGAGATCACCGACATCTTTGAGGCGCAGCCCCGATACCACTATCCACCAATCTGCGCGACTGACCGATGGTTTGCCCGCGACATCGAGGCCGCGCTGAAGGAGCGGAACACATGACCATGCGAACAGTCTGGTATCGATGCTTGACCCACTGCGAAGAGTCGTTCTTCGTGTTCAGGACGACGCAAGCCGACTTTGACCGCTGGACAGCCCGAGAAGCCGCTGGCGATTACCACCACGCGCACGACGGGTGGGAAGCGAACTGGCCGCTGGAGTTCGCTTTGCACGAAACGGAGAACGGTCCCGAGATCGCGCGCTTTGAGGTGCAGCGCGAGGTCGAGCCAGTGTTCTTCGCCACCGCCATTGCGAAAGCGGAAGGGAAATGAGCGACCGCGAACTGCTCGAACTCGCTGCGAAAGCGGCGGGGATTGAGTTCAACGACAAACGCTCTTCTACGGGAAATGTTGCGCTGTACTGCGGCCCGAGTGGAGGTTGGTGGAACCCCCTCACCGACAACGGCGACGCGCTGCAATTGGCGGTGACGTTGCGGAGGTTCCCCGTCATTGAACTATGGTCGGATGGAAGGTTTTGGGTATTTATGCCGGGTGATGAGCAGAACGCAGAGCCGTTTGACGACGACCCCTACGCCGCTACCCGCCGTGCCATCGTCAGGGCTGCGGCTGAGATTGGGAGGACGATGAAATGACCCGAGTGCCGCCGATGCTTTGCAGGAAGCACTTCATCCCCGAGTGCCCGGAATGCCAAAAGACTGGAGTTCAATCCCAGGTGGTGCGCATCGAGATCTCCGACTTAGTGCGCGATGAGCTGGAGCGCAAGTCGGCTGCGATTCAGCGGTTGTGGAAGGAGCGAGACGAGCTGCGTCAAACACTGCAGGACGCGACCGAAGCACTGGGGCGCTTCTGCAGCGGGGAAGACTGGACGCAGGCCGACATGGAGACGCTGGACCGATGCCACGCTCGACTGTTGGGCTGGCGACTCAGCCAGATGCTGTGAGACGACGCCCATGTTCCTGACCCGCGACGAAGTCCGCAAGTTGACCGGGCGCGCCCACCGCGCCGCGCAGATCGACGTGCTCCGCGCCAACCGCATCCCGTTTTTCGTTAACGCCTCGGGTTGGCCTATCGTCACGAAGGCCGCCATCGAGGGCCGGAGTACCATGGACAGCCCTCGCCGCCGATGGAGCCCGGACAATGGGTCGCCGCAGCACCCGTCCTAACGCCCTGCCCCACCTGCGCGCCCGATCCAAGGGCGGCAAGACCTGGTACTACTACGACCACGGTAAGCAGCCCGACGGCAGCCGCCCCGAGACCGCCCTCGGCTCCGACTACCTGGTGGCGGTGCGCCGATGGGCCGAGCTGGAGGCCACCGACGGCCCAGCCACCACCGTGGCGGATCTGCTCGACGCCTGGGCGAAGGTCGCGTTCCGCCAGCTCGCGCCCAAGACCGTGCGCGAATACTTGGCGGCGAGCCGCCGCCTGAAGGCGTTCTTCGGCAGCCCGTTCCCTGCCCCGCTTGAGGACGTCGAGCCCGGCCACGTCGGCCAGTACCTGGCGACGCACGGCAACAGCGTCCTGGCGACGAGGGATAAGGCCGTGCTCTCCGCAGCATGGAACTGGGGCAGGCAGAGCGGCCTGGTGGCCCTGCCGAACCCCTGCGCCGGCATCCGGGGCCGCAAGAGCCGCGACCGCAGGTACGTGACCGACGCCGAGTTCCGGGCCGTGCGCGACCAGGCGGGCGTGCCGCTGCGGGACGCGCTCGACCTGCTCTACCTCACCGGCGCCCAGCCAGCCGACATCCTGACGTGGCGGGCCGGCGTGCCGGACGTGCTCGAGTTCCGCCGCAGGAAGACCGGCGAGCCGGTGCGCATCGAGGTCCAGGGTGAGCTGCGCGCCCTGCTCGAGCGCATCGCAGCCAGGCGCAAGGCTGAGGGCCGCATCAGCCCGTTCCTGCTGCTGACCGAGCGCGGTGAGCGGATGACCTACGCCGCCCTGCGGGGCCGTTTCGAGGCCGCCAGGGAGGCCGCAGGGCAGGACTGGCAGCTGCGCCAGCTGCGCGCCAAAGCCGCGACCGACAAGGCCGAGAGCGCAGGCCTGGAGGCCGCGCAGGCCCAACTGGGCCACGCGAGCGTGACGACCACCGAGATCTACGTGCGCGGGCGGCGGGGCAAGCCCGCCGGTCCCACGAGGTGAATTGCGAACCGGCCGGCGAATTGCGAACCGGCCGGATTCCGCAAGTTACTGATTTATTGGTGCTGGCGAGACGAATCGAACGTCCGACCTACTGATTACGAATTACCGGCTGAATCCCAAAGAATCAACGCCTTACCATCGAAACCGATCCGCAATCGGCAAAGTTATCCACAGGCTAAGCCGTTGATTCCTTGTGCCGTCGGTTACGATTGCGAGCCAAAAATCAGCGCATCGCCGCGCACTGCCGCAGCTCCGACTGGCAGAGACTGAGCCGCGCCTCGAGGGCATCTCCGGCCTCGAGGGCGTTGATCACGGCGGGGAGGAGGGCGTCTGCACCAGGCGGCGGGCCAGGGGTCGCCACGGGACCGCTGGCGGGCTCTCCAGAGCTTGCGGGCTTGGCACAAATCTCGGGCACTCCGCCGGCGGCGGCGTCTTGACGGGCGCGCAGCCACTCGCGGCGAGCAGCGTCGCGAGCGCGAGTCCAGGCATCGACGTAGAGCTTCTGAACATTGGCGACTTCCTCGGTGGTGCGCCTGGCGGCGGCGGTCTGCGCCTCGCCGGCGGCCACCAGGCGGGCCAGCTCCTCCGCGCGGGAGTTGCGGCCGGTCATGTAGCCGTGGGCCCAGGCCGATCCGCAGATCACGACGGTGGCGGTCAACACGGCAACCGGCAGCGGCGCGATCACTTTTCCGCCAGCGGTTGGGTGGTGAGCATCCGCAGCACGCGCACGGCGATGCCGCAGCCGATGAAAATCCACGGATACACGTGTGGCGGGATCTGCGCCGCCAGGTCGGGCAGGCCGAGCTGGATCGCGCCGAAGACCTCGAGGGCCAGCGCGAACCACATGGTGCGGCTGTTGAGCCAGTGGCGCGGGATGACGGTCGTCATGGGTAGAACACCCTCCTGCCCGATCTCGGGCCGACAGATTGCAGGTGGCACCAGCCAGGCGTGGCGTCGGGGTGCTCGAGCCACAGTCCATAGCTTTCGAGCAGCGGCAAGGAGACCATGCACCAGTCGTCCAGCTGGTCGCCAGGATCGCGGAGGTCCACGGCCTTGCAGATCATGTGATTCGACCTGGCGGCCGCGCCGAACGTGCGCTGGTTGATGGCGGGCGGTCGGTAGCCAGACGAGACAGGCGTGGGTGGCGCAGCGGGGCACTCCGCGCGGTACATGGAGAGCAAGTGATTCACGCGCTCGACCAGGTCGAGCGCGTTGGCACGGAACTGGTCCGTCGGCGGATAGAGCACATCGCGCCCCATCCAGAACGCCTCGAGCGTGATCACGGCGGGCCGCCCCAGGAGACGTGCTGCGCGATCCAGCTGGCGGCCGCACCGATGCTGGCCGCAGCGCCGCCGATCCACATCATGGCCCGCCAACCACCACGGGCCTCGGCCAGCATGTCCTGAATGCTGTCGAGCTTGTCAGACAGCGCGGTGACCGAGCGCTGCAGGTGGGCGATCTCCGTCTCCAGGCGGGCGATGGTGATCTGCGCGTCGGTGAGTCGATGATCCTCTGTCGTCACTGCGCCTCCAGTGCGTCCTTGGCCGCGAAGGCGGCCGCGTGGGCCGCGTAGTTGCGCTCGACGATGGCGCGGTGCAGGGCCAGCACCATGCCGCTGCTCATGGGCACGTTGACGTTGTCGCGATCGCGCCAGGCGAAGCCCTCGGGCAGCACGCCGCCGGCGGCCACATAGGTGGCGGTGCTGGCCAGCAGCGAGCGGCTGCGCTCGTCGGCCTGCCACCAGTGGCCGCCGAACTCGATGTCGGCCGAGACGGCCGTCTGCAGCTGGCGGTCGATCTCAGCGCGCTGATCCGCCAGCGTGATGGGCGTGGCAGACAGTTGTCCGGCCTCAACGTACCAGCCCACCGCCGGCGCCGGATCCAGGCCGGTCACGTCGATGACCTCGATGTCGTGCTCGTTCCATTCGGGCAGCTGGGCCGCGTCGAAAATTGCGTGCACGCGCCCGTGCCGGATCTGCGCGTAGGTGTGTCCCTCGATCGATCTCATCGCGCCCTCACCAGAAAACCCAGCAGCCGCCGGAGGCCCCGTTGCCTCCTGCCGCACCGGCCCCATATCCGCCGCTGCCACCGCCGCCGAATTCATTGCCCGCGGCGCCCGCGCCCAGCGTTTGCTTGAATGTGCCGCTCTGGCCCAAACCGGAGCCACCAGCCATGCCTGGCACGTCTGTGATCGATGTGCCCGCCCCGGCACCGCCACTGGCGGTGATCAATTCGCCGAACGAGGAGGCCCCGCCGTTATTCACAGTGCCGCCCACCCCAATGGTCACCAGAATCTGCTGCCCTGGCAGCACTGAGACTTTGCGAGAGAGGACTTCGCCGGACTGCCCGCCAAAGCCGCCGCGGCTGGTGGTGCCGCCACCGCCCTTTCCGCCGCCTCCGACCAGGATGACGAACAGCTCATAGACGCCGTCCGGCACGAGAAACTGAGACCCAGACTCAGCCGACGTGAACACCGCGCAGCCATGATTGATGTTGGCCGAGGCCTGCAGCGGGAAACCCGCAAACAGCCCATAGTTCATGGCTAAAGGTCTCCCGCGTCAGCCATGACCATGAGCCCGGCGGCGATGGCGGTGCCGACGCTGCAATAGAGGCGCGAGCCGGCCTTCATGGGCAGATTCAGGGTGATGTTCAAGTCCTGATTGCTTTGCAGCGTCTGGGACAGGGTGTTCGCGGGGATCGTTTTTTCCGCGACCAGTGCGTTGTTGGTCGCCACGGCCGGGTCGCTCCCGTTGTTCCAGAACACGCGCAGGACGGTCGCAACGTTGGTCCCCATGTGAGCCACCAGGAGGCGGCGTACGAAGGAGCCGCCCGAGGCCGCGGTGAACACCAGGCCGGTCGTGCCCGTGCCGTCGAGCGCGGTGTTGCCGGTGAGGATCTTGACCGGCGTGCCGTTGTTGACGGTGCCGGCGAAACTGGGTGATGCGCTCATGGGGTCCTCATCGCAAAGTCAAAAAGGCGTAGAGCGTGCCGGCGGCGTTGCCGGGCAGCGGAGCGGAGTCCACGCCGTTGTGGGAGTGGGCCTTCGCGGCGGTGTACCCGTCACCCAGCCACTCGCGCAGGTGCTGCAGGTTGTTGCGGATGCTGGTCAGCAGCGTGACGGTGATGGGCGAGTCCGCATCGATGTCGCTGTCGGGGATGGTGGTGAACGAGACGGATGGCGCAGCCATGGGGCCCTCAAATGATCAGGTAGCCGGGGCTGCCGTCGCTCATCGTCCCGGCGGACGACGACACGCAGGCATACCCGGCGTTGTTGGGGAAGTTCGCCGTGCCGGCCGGCGCGACGAAGGCGTAGCGGCGGTCGAAGTTCGTCTCCAGCGCGCGATAGTCGCCGCGGGCCGCGCTGCGCTGCCGGCGCGTGATGAGGCAGCGCATGGTCTTCGGTGCGCCGGTCTCGTCGACCAGCATCGGGTGCGTGAGGTCGCGCAGGTCGCCCTCGCGCACGCTGTCGTCTTTCGGGTCGAGGGCGAAGGAGATCAGCCGCGGCGGATCGCGATACCGGGCCAGCAGCCGGCGGGCGAGCGTGCGCATGGCCAGGGCGTTGGCCGTGCCGAACCACCTCGAGGTGAGCACGCGGGTGCGGCGGTCGCCGTATTCGTTCGCGCTCTCCGCATCGAGGTCGACCGCCGCCTCGCCGAAGCGAAACGAGGCGGGCTTCGTCGGGTCCTCGGTGGCCTTCATCAGTCCGAAGTACACGGCGACGAACGTGACGCGCTCGGTGTCCTGCCGCTCGATGGCCACGCTGCCCTCGATGAGGTTGGCCACGTCGGTGAGCGCGGTGGTGGCCGCAGTGGCGGGCGAGTCGGGCAGGACGACGCGGAACTTTACCTTCTGCTCGACGTTCGCCCACCACAGCACGCTCATGGTCTGCTGGCAGATCTCGGCCAGCAGCGTTGAGATCTCGGTCGGGTCCGAGATGAGCGTGGTGATGCGGTAGCCGGTGGACAGCCAGATGTCGTCCTGCGCCGCGAGCTGCACCAGGTCGATGTTCGCGTTGACGATGCCGGCCAGGTTGAGCAGCGTCTGGATGACCGTCGCGACCGAGGCGTTGTCGAAGTGCAGGCACTGCTGCACCAGGTCGCCCGCGGCGTGCTCGGCCGCGGCGGTGCCCCAGGTGGCGCGGGCAGTGCCGTCGGTCCACAGCAGCGTGTCGCCGCTCTTGCTGTCGTAACGGATGATCTCGTCGCCCACGCGCACGAAGCCGCTGCTGGCGTAGGCCGCGCCCTCGCCCGAGCCCAGCTCGAGCTGCGTGTCCTGCAGGCCGAGGTCGACGGCGAGCTTGCCGGTGCTGGGCGTGGGCGCCTTGCTGCGGTCGGCCAGCTTGATGGGGTCCTTGAGCGTGAGCGTGACCTCGCCGCGGCCGTCGGGCCCGGCGATGCGGTCGACGATGAAGCGCTCGACGGTGCCGGTGCCGCGCGTGCCGGC